TGAAACTTTACTCCAAGTAATTCTAATCCTTTTGTATATGTTGTTGCCCATTCATCTCTTGATGATTTATCATTTTCAAAATCTCCCATCAAATCATTGGAAATTCTTCCTAGATCGTTGTCATCAATACTTTCCGCTAAATTAGCATAAAAATCTTCTTCTATTTCTGGTTCATCGGATACAACTGTTTCTTCTGTGACTACTTCAATCTCTACTGGTTGTTCATTGCTAATTGCTTCTTCAAGTGTTTCACCAATGACGGATTGTATTTTTTGATCTATATTATTTTCTGCCATATTTTTTTATACCTTATTCATTGTGACAAATCTAGTACTTAGTAATACTCTGGTTGTTGTTCATAGATTGGTTTTATAGGATCTTCATAATCATCTTTCAAAGAAATAAAATGTCCTTGACGATATCGCATCATTGCTTGAGTCATACTATCAACCAAATCATCATGTTCACCATAAGGAAAAGCTGCACATTCTTCAATCATTTCTTCAGCAAATTTTTTATTAGGAGCCCATACTTGCCCAGATTCAAATATAGGAGAAACTGAGTTTACACGTGAAAGCTTATCATTACCTCTTGAAGGTGTATAAGAAACAACTGGAATTCCTACTTGACGCAGCTCTTGTATCAATGGTTGCCCACTTGCTTTTGCTTCAATAATAATTGTTTCTGGTTCCCAATAATTATACTGTTCTAAAGCAATTTTTTTTAATTCAGGAAATTCCCAACGATCTTTTATACAATCTAGTAATAATATATTTTCTTTATTAAACCCTGTTTTAAAAATGCCCCATGTACTTATGGCACTAAAATCGGCTGTTTCTTTTTTTGAAAATGCTGTATCGTAACTTTGAATGACATGAATTAATTCTGGCATTTCTTCTTTTTCCCACGTCTTCCACCATTCGCGTTTAATGATGGCTCCTTCTTCAGAAGTTGGCTTTTGTTGATATTGTGCCTCCCAAGACATAACAGGTAAGTTGGCTTGTATTTTCTCTAGTTCTTCTTTTTTCCAATACTCTGGCCAAATTGGTTTACCACTTGGTAGTATTGCTGGAAACTCTATGACCTCCCATTCATCTGCTTTTACTTCAGCTTGTTGTTTTATTAGTCTCCCGGTCAAATCTCTTTCTGACCATCTTGTCATAACAACAACTATAGCGCCTCCAGGCTGAAGTCTTTGTCTTGGACCAGAAACATACCATTCAAATGCATTATCAAAACTTGTGTCAGTTATACTTTGCTCTGAATGAGGATCATCGATGATTAATAAATCTGCACCACGACCAGTAATAGCTCCACCAATACCAGCACCAAAATATTCTCCTCCATGATTTGTGTCCCATCGTCCAGATGCTTTTGAGTCTGCTCGTAAATACACTTCTTTAAAAATTCTTCTATACTGTTCATCGTTCATTAGGTTTCTCATCTTCCTACCAAACCTATATGAGAGCTCTGCTGTGTGTGTTGCTTGTATTATTTTTGTTTTTGGTTTTTTACCCATAAGCCAGGCGGGAAATAAGTAAGATGCAAACTCAGACTTAGTGTGCCTTGGTGGCATATTAACAATTAATCGTTTTAATTTACCAGAAGCTATCTCTTCAAACTTTTTTGCTAATACATTATGGTGATAACCATCAATAAACTCTGGCCAAACTTTTTTGACAAAATGCATAAAGCTATTTTGTGCAGCTTGGTCGTCATTAGCTTTAATTCTTCATCGGAATAGTTTTCAAAATTATTATTATTGGATACCATTGGGACTCCTAGGGTCTTTTTATACTAAAAAAGGGGGTACCCCCTAGAAAAATCGTTTCCATATGAAAAATTCATGGCTGAAAATTTGAAACATGATCACAAGCACCACTTTAAAAACCAGGTACCTGGAAATAATATCTCATTTTTGGCTGTTTTCTGCCATTTCTACCATATTTCATAAGTACCTAGCCATTATTCATGAACAATGCCTAATTTCTGGGGGTTTTTGGGATAAGGTACGAAAATAAAAGTTATCGTGCCATATAATTGGCTCATTTCCTAGGTTTTTCGGCTCGTGTTTCGTGAACCTTTAACAAATAACTAGATATAGTAGCCCAATTGTTCGCTGTTGGGGGTTCGTTTACCCCTTTTAAGGCTAATTCCTTCGATTTCCTTCCCTCATACAAATATATATTGTTTGGGGGAAGGTCATTCGCATATTTAGGAATATAAACAATAATATAGTTTAATCCTTTTTTCATATTCCAAAGCCTTAAATTAGTACTTATTTGGTGGCTTGAAAGGTTTATTTTATTTCCTTTTGCAACTTTAACCTCAAGTAAAATAGTATCCATTATTGACCCAATACACAACAAATCTGGAAAGCCATTCTGTGTTACTGTTTCAATGCGAATGAAGTTATAAAAAGGTATGTTTTTCCTAATTAATTTAATAAAGTTTTTCTCTAACAAATTATAATTATTTACTATCTTTTATATTATTTTCTTGGGTTACTTCTAAAGGCTCATGATCTATTATTTTAGTCTGATCAATTATATCTATTTTTTTCTTTTGAATTTCTTTTAATCTTTTTAAAAGTTCCTCCCTTGATAAATTTTCAATTGAATTTTCAAGTCGAATTGTTGGGTCATACAATCCCCCTACTTTTCCTCTTAATTGTTCGGCATTTATTGAGGCTGAAAAATGTTTTTCTTCTTCGGCTTTTCTTCCCAACTCTTCAAGCCTTGATAAGTGCTTATCCATTGAAACAGAATATTTTTCCTTCAATTCTGTTTTCATGTCTTGGATAGCTTCGGCAACTAATGGATATTTATTTGGGTCTTGCAATTCATAAGCCATTTTTTTTGATACTGTTTCACTATATCCAGACTTTCTGGCACTCTCTGTTGCTGATTGTTTTCCTAACAAAGTATAGTTAGAAAATTCATAAACGAACCTCAATTGTTTAGGGGTCAACTTTCTTGCTTTTCTTTTGTCTATTATCTCTTTTTTCATACTGTATTAATTCAAATAGAATTAACATTTTTCTTTTTTGGTATCTAGAAAAAAAACCTTGTTTTCTGTAAACTAATTAAAAATCTATTACACTACTATCAATTTATTACACTACTAAAAAAGGGGTAGTGTATGACGATTTAAAAGAGAAAACTAATAAATTTTGTTATCTATTACACTAGTACACTTCTTTTTTAAAAAAATTATTTTTTTTTTTTTCGTCTTCAAAAAGTGCTGTAGTAGTGTAATTTAATTTTTTATCATTCCCACAGCTCAAAAAGCATATTTTAAAATTTTGTTATCAGACAATAAAAAAGGGGCATTATAAAAAATGCCCCACGAAACACGAAACAAGGATAATTATTTATTTAACTTCTTCAATATCAAAAATATCTAAATCTTGGCTAACAAGTTTCATTTTATCCCCACCATTATCAAAAAATTCTGAATAGGTTTTATCTCTAGCCTCTTCAATGTTTTTAGCCTCAATGATGTTTGAATAAGTTTCATCTGTATTGATGACAACTTTAAATTTTTTGCCTTCCCCTCTATTTTCTTTGAGGTTATAAAGTTCTTGAAGGGTTTTATTAAATGCCCTTACCATGTAAGATAATGGCATATCTAAAAGGGGTATAAATTCCCCTTTAGACTTCGAAAAGTAATCGTTTAATAGTTTCCCTTCTTCATGTTTATTAATGTCTTTGGGGTGCTTAATTTTTGACCTTATACTTTCAATTTGCAATAGGTCTTGAGTAGTTATAATTTTATCATTTTTCATTTTATATTTTCCTTTCTTCTTCTTTGAATTCATAACCAAGTTTTTTCAGTATCACCTTTCTATTATCTGATATTGATTTATCCCCCCCAAATAGTTTGACAATCAATTTTGAAGTTTCACAAGTGGGGTACATCCTTTCAATTCCATAATCTGTTTTAAAATGTACTATTAATTTATTATTTTCCATTTTCTTTTTTCCTTTCTATTTTTTTTCTAAGGCTTTTAATCTGATTATTTAAAGCCTTTCTATTTTCAAAAAGATCTTTTAATTTCTCTTTAAATTCTCTTATTTGGTCTTTTACTTCTTTAATATTACAAGTATTATCAGTTCTATCTTGAAGAATAAAACTTAATTCCCTTTCTAGCCTTTCTTTTTCTGTTACATCTCTAAAACGATTTAATTTTTCATCAAATACTTGTAGTTTAAATCTACTATTCAACATCATTTTATTTTTTCCTTTCTATATCAAAAAACATACTGTCAATATCTTGACAAGCATTTTCAAAACAAGCCATTAAATCCCATAAATCCTTATCATCTGAAAAAATAATTTTATTTTTATCATCTAAAATTTGATAATTATGAGAACCATATATTTTATTTGGGTCTTGATTATCATCTGAAAAATTTCTTAATAAATAATCAAATGAAGGCTTTTGTTTTTTAATAACAATTTTATAACCCTTATAATCTTTTATTTCATCACTCATTTTATTTTTTCCTTTCTTTAATTATCTAAAACAAAACCAGAATAATCCTTTTTTGCTTTTCCTTTTGCTATTAATCCAACAATACAATTTTTGGGATCTAAAAACCTTAAATCAGTTTCATCACCATTAATGACTTTAAAGCCTTTGTATTTTTTAGGAATGAAATCACGAAACACAGCCGAAATATTCCCCCCCTTTTCTAAAATATCAAAAGCTAGGTTTTTATTATCTTCATTCAATGAATAAGTAATTGAATAATTAGAAGGATATTGACCATTACAATATTTCAAAGCCCTTTTATAAATTTTAGAATAATCATAAAATTTAATTTTAGAAAACTTTTCAAAAATTCCGAAATTTTCCCATGAAATATCTGAAGTTCCATTTAATCTAATACAAGGTTTAAAATTTTCTCTTTTGCATTTTTCAGAAAACTTTTTAATTTCCTTTGTTAGCTTTTCTAAAAAGCTTTCCCTTTCTTGCATAAACCACCTAGTCTTGTTTATTCTTCCAAGTTGCACATTTGAAAAAATACCCATACCAGAAGTATATAAACAAGACTTCGAGCAACCTTTTGAGGCTAAAGGGCAAACATTAAAACCAGATTGAATATGTGGGGCAAGATATAAAATAGCTGTTTTATATCCTTTCTTTTGCCCTTTTACTGTTTTTGCATTGTTATCATAATTCAATAAATTGCCTTTTGTTTTATTAAATATTAATTTTTTCATTTTCTTTTTTCCTTTCTACTTTCTTAATTAATTATTTTGTTATTTCTTGCCAACACCAAGACATAGAAAAAGGATCAAAAACTTTTATTTTTTTCCCTTCAAATAATATTTCAGTGCTTTTAATTTCTACCTTTCCCCCTTCTTCTTCTGGATCATATAAAATAATAGTATCATTATCTTTAATTTCAAAAGTAGGGTTAAATTCTTCTTTAGGTTGCCAATTATCCGAATAATAAGGGGAATTTTTAATATGTTCATTATGTTTTTTAATTCCTTCTAAAGTCATAAAAACAATGTTCCAACCATTCCAAAAACGATGATTATGAATATAACCCTCAACAAAGTTTTTAGGGAAATTATCATAACTATCTATATAAATTTTTCCCTTATGAAATTCTTCTCTAGGTTCTTCATTCGTAAAGATAATTTTTTTATCTTTTACATCATTTAAAAAATTTTCATTTGTTAAACTAATAGTTTGAACAAAGCCCCCACCATAAGCACAAAAATATAATTTATTATCCTTCACTTCTTCAATATTTCGATAATAGGAATTATCCCCATTACAAAAGTATTTTTTATTTTTTATTATTTCTAAAATATTCATTTTTAATTTTCCTTTCTTAATTTTAATATTTTTTGTCTTAATGGTTCAATATATTTTATTAAACTTTTTTTATCCCAAAAAACTGTGTATTCAATACCTTGTAAATCTGGGTTATCATTGCCACTTATAAAAGTTTTTAAAACTTCTAATTCTTTTTTATTAATTTCTAATTTAATTTTTTTCATTTTTAATTTTCCTTTCTTAAATATTCATTAATAAAAGTTTCAACAACTTTGAAACTTTGTTTATTGTCTTTAGGTATTATTTTTAAAAGTTTATCATTTTCATGATAAATATTAAAACTGTTAGAATTTTCGATTATTTCAAAACCCCTATAAATAAAATATTTACTATTATTAAACATTGTTAGCCTCTTCCAATTCTTTTAAATTAAACTTTCTTAATTCTTGCCTAATGATTTTATATAAATGAACATCAGTAAAAACTTTTTTAGCAAGTGAAAAATATTCATTTATTTTTGTTGCTACTTCTTTTGAAAAAGTATTTTCATAATCAATATAATTGTCATCTGGATGAAAATTTATATCATTATCAATTAGCCATTTTATAAACTTTCTATATTCGCTTGTTTCCATAATTTTAAAATTTGGAATTTCTTTTATAACTTCATTCATTTTGTTTTATCCTTTCTAAATAAATATAATAAAATACTATATAATATTATGTATAGTTACAATACCTATTATATATATAACCCTACATAATAACCCCCTACTATGACAATATAAGGGTTTTTCTAAATTTTTGGCTTTTTTCCTAGATTTCTCAAGTGTTCTTCTTTTGTTCTTTTAAAAATTTTAAATTTTTTTATTTTTTATTTTTATAAATTTCATTTCAAAAATTGAAAATATTATTGAATAGGGCTCAAATCAGTTTGATTACTTTTGATTTCATTAATCCAGGAGTTTTGATTTTTTCAAATCAATTCAATTTTTATTTTCATTTATTTTAAATTTGAATATGAATATTGATTTTTTACTTGAATAGAGGTAAAATCAGTTTGATTACTTTTAAAAGGAGAAAGAATGAAGCTTAGACATTTAGATTTGTTTTCAGGTATAGGTGGTTTCAGCCTGGGCTTAGAAGCGACAGGTGGATTTGAAACAGTTGCCTTTTGCGATATTGAGAAATATTGTTTAGAAATTTTAGAGAAAAGATATCCCGGCGTTCCCCGGTACACGAATATTAAGGAGTTGAATTATGACACAATCAAAACAGATGGAGTTTTTCCAATCGACATCATTACAGGAGGATACCCTTGCCAACCTTTCTCCGTTGCAGGTAGAAAAAAAGGTGAAAAAGATCCAAGACATCTCTGGCCAGAAATGTTTAGACTTGTCCAAGAGCTGCGACCGACTTGGGTTATTGGAGAAAACGTTAGTGGACACATTAAACTCGGTCTCGACACCGTTCTCAAGAACCTGGAGAGTGAAGGTTACGCCGCAAGGACGTTTAGTATTTCAGCTTCGAGCATCGGTGCGAACCACCAAAGAGAAAGAGTCTGGATTATTGCTAACTCCGAACGCAATGGACTCACTACCTCCGAGAAGCGAGGAGGCTTTGAAAAAACAATATCAGAACAACAGAAAAGGGAGAACAACGCATTCAACTCTGAGGGAGCAAGTAGTATACCCCTCTCCTCAAAGAATGTGGAGGACACCAGACAACATGGCGGGGGGCTCGAACCTTCCGGGAATAAAGAAGGCATTGGACGAGGGCCATCTGAAAAGACCAAGTGGTCAACCAATGCAGATCAGACTTCAGGATCAAGTCAAAGAGGAGAGATTATGGCCGACACCAAAAACATCGGATCAATACTCAGCTCACATGAAGGAGAACGACAAGGGAATTCCACACGACGTAGCGAAGGGCAATCTGAGGGGGATGGTCAAACAATGGCCAACACCTCAAGCGAGCGAACATCACGCGGGGAGACCGGGTGGGAAGATGCAGAAAATGTTGGGCAATCATCCAGACGTCCGTGGGACGGGTGGTGGGACATTGAACCCGACGTGGGTAGAGTGGCTAATGGGGTACCCAAAAGGGTGGACAGACTTAAATCACTCGGAAATAGTCTCGTCCCTTCCATTCCCTACTACATCGGACTCAGCATCCTCCAAACCTATGAAGACGAATTGGCCAACACCTCTGAGTAGAGACTGGAAAGATGGAACAAAAATTCCTCCATCCGTTCGAAAAGGAACGAAAGGTCATTCACTTGCAACAAAAGTTTTGGAAGAAGAAGAAAAGATGTGGCCAACACCAACAGCGAATGACGGAAAGCGAGGCGAGGTAAACGAAGATGGAACAATAAAAGATAGTTGGAAAAAAAGAAAAGCTAGGTGGGCAGCTAAGGGTGTGCATATGCATAAACCTTTAGACATTGCCGTTGCATTAGATCTGGAGAAAAAAAATGGTAAGTGAAATTTTATTAGGATTAATTTTAATTGTTTTAATTTTTATTGCTGTCATGGTTTGGGCAATAGGAGATAAGTTATCTGAAAAATAAATTTTGGAGAACGCCTACAGCAATTGACTCATCGGAAATA